GCTAATTGAGCTTTTCTCGCGCTCCATTCCCCGGGAGATCCACCCTTCCCAGAGGCTTTCACGGAAGCAACAATGCGCTTCCATTTACCCGGATCTGACTTAACGGCTGAACTCATGGCTGTTTCCTTTTTTACAAAAGACCGCACTCGGCTTTTCTACGTCGCACCAGCCCCGGCAAAACTTTGCCGTTAGCCCTAGTCCACTTCATCAGCTCAGCTTTAGCGCCTTCCCAGTCCCTTTCAGCCACTCTACGGCGCAAAGTGCTGGCGCGGTACCTTGGCACCCCTACGTTGTAGGCAAAGTCTCCTAGGGCTCCTAGAACCCTTGGGAAGGCTATTAGATGAGGAGATGCCTTCAACACCCCCGCTATGTAGTTATGCCTCAGTTCATGCAGCAACCAAGCCTCAGCCGTCTCTTTGGTGATCGGCGCATCATCCATCGTCACCTTTGTACCATCCGGTTTGTAAACCGTGCCGTAACCAATCGTCGGATACCCCGCCGGACAGATGTAAGGCTTTAGCCGCAAACCCTCAAAAGGCCGACAAATAGCAGCAGCAACCTCTACCGCCTTACTTACTGACCCGGTCATAGACCCGTCCGACAAACCAGAAGCTGATAATCATGAACATGATGGTCATGTCGTCTTTTGTCCAAATGCCAACCAGCACTTCCTTCCAGTTGCCGCCCTGCGCCATCGCCAACTCAAACATGGCAAACTTAACCAAGAAGTAGGCGGTAACAAATAGGTAAGTAATGCCCGGACGGACTAAAGCGGAGATACCAGCGATGATCTTGCCTGCCGCAGCAGCCGTTGCACCTTGCTCCTTAAACGCCTCAGACATTGCGTCCATCTCAGCCATCGTCATTTGAGCTTCGGTCTGACGCATGGCGATCTCACCCCGCACCTTGGCAAACTCCATCTCGGCACTGAGCATCGATAATTCATGTTTGCGTTCGTTAGCGCGGTCAAACAGTTTGAACACCTCGGGAGCCAACCTCAAGATGCCGCCAAAAACACCACCTAATAGTGTCTCAAACATGGTTCTTCCTTTCAAACACGACAATCATAATGTAAGTGCTTCATTATCAAATGTTTTTTCCAATTTAGACAAATCGGCTCTTGTATATTTTTGATACTTATTTGCTAAGTTTTGAGGCATTGGTATTTCTTTAATAGCGGCGTTGTATTTGTCGGCAAACCTCTCAGCTATTTCTAAAAAGCTAAGTGTCTTGCCTGTGCCAAAGTTCCATATCCCAGACTCATTAATTTCAAAAAATCGCTTGTGTAAGTCAATGATCTCTTCCACATGGATAAAGTCTCGCCGATAGCTTCCGCTGTTTTCAAATACAGTAATCACGCCCGATTTGGCTTGCTGCTCAAATTTATAAAAAGGGGACGCTTGATTCCCCTTATGATCCTCATGAGGCCCGTAAACATTAAAGTACCTAAACAACTGCACTGGAGACTTTAGTTTAATCCGCTCAACGTACTCCTCAACCATTCTCTTAGATATAGCGTAAAGATTAGTTGGGGCGCAAGGATCACTTTCCCTAAACGTACTATTTTCTATCCCATAAACCGATGCAGAACTAGCTATCTGTAACGGTATCCTGCGGTTTTGACAGCGCTGTATAAGGTCAACCGTAAATTGATAGTTATATCGAACTAGCGCCGCCCAATCAGTACAGGTGGTTTGGCTAATAGCGCCAAGGTGAATGACTCTATCCACTCCATCCAATAAGTAATAACCGTCTTCTGGCTCATACAATGTAAGGTCATGACCTTCCAGACCTTTAACCATATTTTGCCCAATAAACCCCTTGTAACCAGTTATAAGGACACGCATACCGTCCCTAAACTCTGGCAGGACAAAGCAGCCTTCTCATTAGCAAAGTTAAGTGCTATGTCCATGTCATTAGTCTCTAGGTGCTTTACAACCATAGCCGCTAGGAATACATCGCCAGCGCCGCATACGTCCACTACATCAATAGGTTTAGCACTGTACGTCTTGTTCTTATAGCCACATCCCTTTGAGCCGTAAGTGACAATTAACTTATCCTGTTCTGGTAAGGATGTTGACTCATACAGTTCACGCTCATTGATCTTGATGTACACGTTGGGGAAGTCCCCTAGATTCTTCTTCTTGGTGTCCATGTAGATCGGGCCTTTGAAATATTGGCGCAGCTTCAGTATGGTGCGCTGCCCAACAAACCCTTTGTCATAGTCAGAAATCACAATCGCATCAATTCCACGGAAATCCAAGCTAAAGTCAAACTCTTCTACCTCTACGTCTTGATCAACCCTAAGCAGGTGTTCGCCTGTACGGCGGTCAATGTATCTAATCTTTCTGGACAGAACGTCAGGAACAAAAAGGTCAACCGAAGCGCCAAACGCTCTGAGATTCTGAGCAACATTAAACGCCATCCCAAACCGTTCTTCACTGTCGTCATAAGTCATCAACGGAGCCGAAGACTCAGGGTTTACCCTAGTAATTACCCCATATCGGTACTCGTCAATGCAACCATCCCCAATTACTAGGATTTGCATTGGCTATCACCTTTCTCTATACGGTAGTTGTCTTCTACAGAATCAGCCGTTGATACTTCTAATATCACTCCAGCCTCTAAGCAAAATAACTGATGCGGCAATAATGGCGGGTTATGCCATGTATCCCCTGCAACTAAGGTCATCTCTCTTCGGGTAGCGTCTGCCGTGTCAATCGTGATGACTTTAAAAACACCGCTCTGTACCAACCAAGTCTCATCTTTTACAGCGTGAAAGTGCATTGAAAACTTGGCACCTTCATTAAACGTCATTAGCTTGCCGCAATATTTGTCGTTAGTAGCCCAGATTAGCTCTGATCCCCAACCCTTATCAACTTTCCCCTGCAAGCGCATTGATAATCCTTGTTGAAGAGTGCCCATTTAAAAACGGCACAATAATCGTCTGCTTTACTATGTCATACCCTACAACCTGCTCAGGCTTGTAATCCCCGCCCTTGGTAAGAATGTCAGGCTTAATCCTTTGGATTAACTCACAAGGCGTGTCTTCATCAAATATCACTACCTCATCCACACAACGTAAGGCCAGCAATACTGCGCGTCTATCATCTTGGTTGTTAATCGGTCTTTCGGGCTTTAAACGCCGTACAGACTCATCTGAATTTAAACCTATAACCAACCTTGACCCAAGCTTTTTGGAGGCTTCTAGGTACTCTACATGACCCCTATGGAGCACATCAAAGCAGCCATTTGTAAAGACAATCACTTGAGCAATTTCTTAATATGTACCGCTAATTCGTCTGCTGGATAGCTAGGGAAGCACGAATCAAACGTGTCCGTAATACGTATATCGTAATGCTCTGGAGGGACAAACAGCTTGTTCGTATCCTCAAATCTACCTTCTTTAATGCGGTCTACCCAGATCGTAAAGTCAGCACCAAACGCTTCTCTAGTCTCGGGCGTAGGGCATACAAAGTCTGCGAGAACTACCGAACCCCACCGGCTTGTTATATCGCATAGTATCCCCATACGCCTAGCCTGCTCAATCCTATCCTCAACGCTAAACCCAAGGTCTTTGTTGATCTCTCTACGAACCTCGTCAGCATTAAAGTGGACGCATTGAAGCTTCCTTGCTAACGCTTCTGCTAGGGTAGTCTTACCAGACCCCGGCAATCCGCAGATCAAAACCTTCACAGCAATGCATCTAGATCGTCATGCGTCGTTGCAGCATTAATAGCCGCAACTTTTGGGGCAATAGCTGCTTGTGCTGCGGCTAGTGCTGCTGGATCATAATTAGCTGGATTCATTGCTTGACGCTGCATCTCCATCTGGAAGCCCATGTTCGCGTTAGCAATCATGCCTGCCTTGCGGTCTGCAACTGGAATGTCATAGGTGTCCCAAATAATCTGTACAGGATCAGTCGTCAGATCAAACCGATGCGCTGTGTAGCCTTGACGGTGAGCCGTAATAGCAGGACGTACCTCAACAGCATTCTTCCAGCCGTTGTTGCCTACGCCTTCTGCTGGTGGGGTGTCCCAAACTTGTTTAACCTCACCATCGAGGACTTGAACATAATGTGTCATGTTTGACTCCTTGTGAAAAAATGTGATTTTAACTTGCGATGCCAGAAAGAAAGTGGAGTGTTTTTTTCATGTAATCGCAATAGAAATAGTTGAATTTCTTGATCCAGAAATAGCAGTCCAACTTGTATTTGACCCAACTTGATTAGGACTTGACCTATTAGCAACATCGCCTAACCCCAATTGACCGCTAGTATTTAAGCCCCAAGTCCATAATGTTCCGTCTGTTTTAATTGATAATGAATGTGAATAACCAGCAGAAATTTTTAACCAAGTGGTCAATGCACTAATTTGTTTTGGGGATGAATAAGAGGTTGTGTTTCCTAAACCTAATTGTCCTTGAGCATTTTTACCCCAACCCCAAAGAGTCCCATCAGTTTTGATAGAAACAACATGATCTGATCCGCTTGCAACTTTAGACCAATTAGTTAATGCGCCAACTTGTATAGGGGAAGATGTTGTTGATGTATTTCCTTGCCCTGATTGACCCCAAAAATTATATCCCCAAGTCCATATTGTTCCATCGGTTTTAATAGCAATAGAACTGTACGAACCCGCTGAAATTGACAACCAATTTGTTAAAGAACCAACTTGTTTTGGAGAAGAATAATTAGTTAAATTATTTAAACCCAAACTACCATATAAATTGTTTCCCCATGCCCATAAAGTTCCATCCGTTTTAGTCGCAAGAATGAAAGAGTAACCTTGCGCAACACTTGTCCACGCTGTTAATGCACCTACTTGTTTGGGAGATGAATAATTGGTTGTATTTCCAAGACCCAATTGCCCTTGATTATTCCGACCCCAAGTCCATAAAGTTCCGTCGGTTTTAATAGCAGATGTAAAATTATACCCACCAGAAACTTGAAGCCAATTAGTTAAAGCGCCTACTTGTTTGGGTGATGAATAATATGTTGTATTACCTAAACCTAATACACCAAAAGTATTTATCCCCCAAGACCACAATGTGTTGTTATCTCTAACAGCAAAAGAAGAAAAAGTTTGTACAATATCCCCTACTTTAGACCAAGATAAAGACCCTACTTGTTTTGGAGAGGAATAAGCAGTTGTATTTCCTAAACCTAATTGTCCAAAACTATTGCTGCCCCACGCATATAACTTAGGCGAAGGAGGGGCAGGCCACGTTCCCGCAGCTATAGCGTTAGCTTGACCCGCGAGGCTCCAGATGCCTGAGTATTGAACGCCTGATACGACTGTGGTAGTTGCCATAATTTTATAGGCTCAAAAAATGATAATTACCGCCAGATATTACAGACCAAGTAGTTAAAGAACCGACTTGTTTAGGGGAGGAGTAATTTGTAGTGTTGCCTAATCCTAACTGCCCAGAAGTATTATTACCCCAAGCCCACAAAATTCCGTCAGTTTTTATAGCATAAGCAGTGTAATATCCCGCTGCTAATTTTAGCCAACTTGTTAATACGCCAACTTGTACTGGAGATGATCTGTTTACTGTATCTCCCAGACCTAATTGCCCACTATTATTGAAGCCCCATGACCATAAAGTTCCATCCGTTTTGGCGGCTAAAGTGCTTCCGTATCCACAAGCAATACTTAACCATGTAGTTAATGATCCTATTTGAACTGGAGATGACCTATTTGTTATATCTCCTAAGCCTAATTGACCAACATTATTCCGACCCCAAGACCATAATGTTCCATCGGTCTTAATAGCCATTGCAAAATAAGTACCGCAAGCTATGTTTGACCAATTTGTTAAAGAGCCAACTTGATTAGGAGAACTTCTGCTACTTGCACCACCCGATGTTCCTAAGCCCAATGTGCCAAAATTATTGTCGCCCCATGACCATAAAGTACCGTCAGTTTTTATAGCTAATGTAGTTCCATACCCGCTACTAGCAGTACGTAACCACGCTGTAAGAGCGCCTACTTGTTTTGGTGAAGAATAATAAGTTGTATTTCCTAGACCCAAAGTTCCAAGATAATTATTCCCCCAAGACCACAATGTTCCATCGGTCTTAACAGCTATTACAGCATAACGTCCAGTGCTAGTAGTGCTCCAATTAGTTAATGAACCAACCTGTTTTGGACTTGAATAATTAGTGGTATTACCTAATCCTAACTGCCCATGAGTGCCTCTACCCCAAACCCATAGTGTCCCGTCTGTTTTAATAACATTACTATTATAAATTCCTGCGGTAACTTTTAACCAAGTAGTCAATAAACCAACTTGTTTTGGAGAGGAATAGTTAGTGGTGTTCCCTAAACCTAATTGACCAAAATTATTGCGACCCCAACTAAACAACGTCCGTTCAGTCACGCTTGTCTGAGCCGCCAAAGGATTAAAGCCGGGCTTATTTATCCCTGATGCGTATCTAAAGCTCATGCAACGCTCCTTAGAGCAGGCTTCTCACCCAAGCGTTCCTTAATCTTATTAAACGGGGCTTCCCACTCACCGAAAACCTCTTGTCTAAATAAAGTCATGTTGTCGTAGTACGCACACTTGTCGCCGTCCATCGCATACAAGAAGTATCCCATTACTGGAATAACTACCCATGTCTCTACACCCATAGCAGCAGCCAAGTGACTCACACTTGTACATGAGCTAATCACCAGATCACAGCTTGCTACAGCAGCACGTGTATCTTCCCAACTGTTCAATGGAACCTGACGTAACCATGCAGGACAGGAATCAGCACCCTCGTCCCGTTGCAGGCTAATAAACTCTACATCCGCATCCTTCACCGCGCTAAACATCAACTCATACGGGAATTTCTTGTGATGCTCATGCTCAAACTTAGACTGACCTTGCCACCGCAAACCAATGCGCTTCTTGCGTCCTTTGATCACTACCGGCTTGGCAAGGTAAGGCGCACCAGAAATATCACTCAACTCAAAGCCCAAAGGTACAACAGCCGACATACCAGCTACCCAGAAGTCGTGATAAATGCCGAACACAGCCTCATGCTGTATGACACTAGAAACGCCCTCTACGCCAACAAACAAAGACGCAAGCTGACCAGAGCAAGCCACAATAACCTTGCAACCACGCTCTGCGATGTATTTAGCATAACGAACCTGATGTATCTGGTCGCCTAATCCACCCTCAAGGTTTAGCAGAACCGTACCCTTAGTCTTGCCATCCCACTGCTGGGTAGGTACGTCAGGGCGCTGGTTACCAAACACGCCCACGATACGACCCCTGTCCATCAGGCTGTAGCCCTTCTGAATCTGACCCTGACGCAAGTAATACCAGCCACGATTGTAGGCAGCACGGTGGTTACCCGGCTCTTCGGCTTCCAACTTTTTTGAGATTCTCCACCCCTCAGAGAAGTCACCAATAGTTGACGCAGCAAGCTGTAGATCAAGGTCATGCAATTCAGGCGTTGTCCGTGGCTTATCTAGCCAGAACTCAGGCTGGCAGAACTGGGAATAGTGATGCTTCAACAGGTCTTTCGGGTCTTGCTTATGCTGTGCAGCCAGTACAGGCTTAACGTCGTGCATACCCTTCGTGCCGTGCAGGTTTTCGTCATCCTCGGCAACCGTAGAGCCGTCGATGTTATTGAAGTCGTAAGTGAACGCAGGAAGCTCTAGGAAGGCATGGATACGCTCTAGCTGACCTTTTGGATCAGACAGCAGGTCTTCGTACTCAACAAACAGGAAGTTTTCTGGTGCGTACTCGTAACCGTTCTGGAGGGAGATGTAAGCGGCTTTGAGGTGATCCATTAGTTGACCTGTCGCCATAAACTCATCAAGATCGTTTGGCTTTGCAATACGGATAAATGAAGCGGCGCAGTCAGGAACAGACCTGACCGTAGCAATGATCTTAGGCTGACGACCTAGCACCTGAGACATAGCGCCCATGATCTGCGCGATAGGCCAGCCACGGGACTTGTCGATGACCACAGGAGCCTCTGTGTCCTCGTAGAAGGCATCAATAGCACCACGCATAGTCTG